TTTGAACATAATCGCCGGCATGGATGTCTTACCTGTGCCCTGCGGACCAATCACGATCATCATCCAGTCAACCTTAGTCCCAGGACTGGCCATGCGAGCACAAGCTGAGATCAACCATTTACTCGCCACCTCCCTCACATACGGAGTATCGGAGCATCCCCAATAATCGCACAGCCAAGTATCTAATCGGGCAACGCCATCCCAGCGGAGACTTTGTATCCACTCAAGCATGGGCGATCGCTGATTAGTTTTCGCCAATGCTTGGATGCATGAGTAAACTAGACGGGTGTTGACTTTCTCGAAACCGAAATTGTACTGGAAATGATTGGCGATATCCATCTCAGTCTTATCGGGAACGGCAGGTTTATCGCCCACCATCACGACATTTGTGTCTAAGTTTCGCCAAATCTTTGGGAACGCGGGGTGAGCTTCCAGCAGTCGCATCACATTGGCTGAGTGTTGATAGACTGTAATCTTTCCATCTTCACTTTTCTTAAACGCGAGGTTGTAATCCCTCACCAGTGAAACAATGGTTTGAGCTAAGTCCCCACTACTTAGCTCTGGGATCTGAGCGAATTGAGTCCCAGCTTCTGGTCCCCAACTGACTAACAAATCGTCAATCTTGCCTCCAGGATTAAGTATCTTTGCTGAGATACCGAGTTTCCCCAGAGCCTGTACGAAAGTTCCGTATGCTTTGTTGATATCGTAGCGTTGGATGTCACCGTCGGGTATAATGACCAAATTGGACCATTTACCACGACTAATCAAATCTAATATCCAAGGATGTACCTCGCCACTACCGTCGGGTGATGTCCACATATGACATCCACCGATGCCAAATGCAGGAACATTAAGATATTTGATGACCGCAGCAGTTTTCTTTTCGCCCTCACAACAATAAATCGTGTCCCCTGTCATGCAGTGTATTCGCGGGGGAATGTACGGGATGTAAGACGGAAGTCCCGCTTTGTTCAATTCTTCGCTACTCGGCTGGCTGTAGCGGATCGCTTTAGACATGGGCGGATACTTGTATCGCGCCCGATGCATCGTGATGTATCCTGAGGAGTCTGTAAGTACATCACCATCGAGATCGTAGTATGGGATCACATACCCGGCCTCAGCGCCGCGTGCCAAACGCATCATTGGGTGAGCGTAGGCTTGTATATCGTCAGGTTCTAGTCCAGAACGGGCGAGATCCTCCAGCATGAACTCTTCATTCTTTTGAGAGTCCGATTCGAAAAATTGAGTTTCAACTACATTGGGAATTTTAAAGGGTCGAAATCTAGCGACAGACTGTTGCATCACAGTTCGCCTGAGGGGGTTACGTGGCGGGGTTGTATAGTGTGCGCCGCGCCCCTACCACGAGCAATCCACGCTTGCTAGGAGGTTGCCGACCGCGCATACTGCCACCCATACCGCAACACAAAGGAGGCTAATGGTCATGAGCAACGGGATGTTGGAGCACATTGAGGAAGTCAGGAGTCAGATGGAGCGGAATGCCGCTGGACTCAAGAAACTGGTGACAGATCACACTGATTTGTTTGACAATCTTGTCAGTTTGGGAATTGAGCCTTACTGCACTCTGCGTGACAGGGATATGAACGTTTCCTTCGCCGGTGACTACGCGCTCATGAAGCAGGTATGGGCAATTCTGCGTAAGAACGGATTCGTGCCGTACAGCAATCCCCAAGATACCAAGCTGACTGCATTCAGCACTTGGTTTGAGAAGGAGGGCTATTGCAGGATCTGGTTTAACTTCACCAGCACTGTTTGCAGGCGCGTTAAGGTCGGAACCAAGATGCAGGAGGTCGATGTTTACGAAATCCAGTGCGGTGAGGAGTCTGAATGAGCGGCACACTGATCATAATTCCGACGGAAGCAGCCCCTCCCAAAGAAATCAGGGTTGAGTCACGAACTCCAAGCTACGATCTACTCCGTTCTAGTGTGGGCGGTCTTATTCAACCTGTGAAAGTTCGCTGGAATGGAGTGGTGCGTCAGGCATACGTCAACGAAGAGGGGATACCCCTTAACTTACCACTGAATCGCACGGCGCGAAAGCTGATTGCAGACTACTACCGAACTTCGTACCTGAACATACAGGAAATCTCTGGCCCGATGGCAATTTGGGTTCCCGACAAAAGGAGTAAGAAGTGATGTATCCGCAGAGTACGGCACAGATTGTGGAAGATGGGTTCATAAACACGATCAGAAAGAGTAAGTCTGACCAAGAATTCTTTTGCCGAATGTCGTCTCGAGCATTGAAGTCGATGCACGACTACATGGGTCGTGATCTCATCGAGAAAATGTCGCGGGGAATGGATATTTCTGATGAGTACCTCAACACAATGCTGTTCTCCAAGTTGGTCATTCTCTACTTTGATTGTGCTGGTGATTGGGACAAGATGGAACAGAGGATTAAGGACAAAATGAGGGGATTCAAATCATGAATCAGCTAGAGAAAATGCAAGAACTCGAACGCAGGGTCGCAGCAAAAAATCGCATGGATGAAATACGAAACGAACTGCGCCTCACCACAGATCCACACCTGCGAATATCTCTGATTCGCGAGTATAGAAATCTTGAGGACACTGTGTTGAAGCCTTGCGCCGGAGCGCCGACTATTGTATAATACCCTTCCGCCCCCGCAGTGGGGACGGGTAACCTAGGAGTCAAGTATGTCAAGTACCCTTCCTGTGAACTGGCAAGACGAACTGGCGAAGCAAGCACGCGACGTTGCAGCACTTGAGCGACCGAGTGTTTCTAACATCAACATTCGCGGCGGCGTGATGCTTTACCAGAATCAACCTGTACCGGGCAACCGGATGCAGGTTATAATCCTTCAGCACTCGTTCCTTCGTCGATATTACTCTAAGAAGTTCAACCCCCAGGAGATTCAGTCTCCCGACTGCTTCTCTATCTCCCTCACGGGGGAAGACATGCGCCCGCATGAGAACATCACCAATCCCATCAACCCTACCTGTGATGACTGTCCGTTTAATCAGTGGGGCAGTGACAAAGAAGGGCAGAGCGGCAAGGGGAAGAAGTGTAAGGAGTCTCGCCGGTTCGCGATGATCCCAGCATCCAGTCTTGAGGCGGGTAACGTTCGCAAAGCTGAGATGGCTGTGCTCTCCATTCCCGCAACGTCTATTAAGAACTGGAGTAATTACGTCAACGCGGTTGCCGCTGAGTTCCAGCGCCCACCGTTCGCCGTCATTACCGAAGTGTCTCTTGTCCCCAATCCGCGAACTCAGTTTGAAATCAAATTTGACTACCGCGGATCGGTGAAGGAGGAACACCTGGGAGACGTGTATGCTCGTGTAGACAATGCAATCAGGGTTCTGGAGCAGCCGTATGAAGAACCGGGGTCAGAAAAGCAAGAAACTCCGCCGGCAAGCGACGGAAAGAAAAAGAAATATTGATTCTGAGGGCCTCCGAAAGGAGGCCTTTTTAATCTGTGCTCGCGAAACACGACGTTCTAAGCGGGAACGACGTAAGTATAGGGAATTCTTACACGATGACGATCACACCCCCGATTACGATTGACTTTGAAACTGAGGCCATAGAAGGAAATCCCATCACCAATCCACCGAAGCCTGTGGGCGTCGCCATGTACATTCCCGGTAGAGACCCTTTCTACCTCTCGTGGGGGCATCCAGGCGAGAACAACACTACATTCGCCGCCGCGCATGAGTACCTTAAGAAGATAAGGAACTCGAAGCAGCCGATTCTATTCCACAATGCTTCGTTTGATTTATCTGTGTGGAACCATTGGTTCTGCAATGCGAAATGGCACTGGCTGGACCAATCGTGGCGTCGCGTACACGATACAATGTATCTGTTGTTTCTGGACGATCCGTACTCAACTAACTTGTCGTTGAAACCCAATGCGGAGAAGTATCTCAACCTTCCCCCAGCGGAACAGGATGAGCTACACGCCTGGATCCTGAAAAATGTACCCGAGGCTACGCGAAAAACAGCAGGAGCGTACATTGCTCGCGCCCCTGCTGATCTTGTTGGGAAATACGCGATTGGCGACGTAGTCCGGACAAGACAATTGTTTGATTTACTCTACGCTAAGATCGTAGAAAAAGACATGGTGAAAGCGTATGAACGCGAGCAAAGGCTCTTCCCTATTCTATTCAATGGTACTATTGATGGCATACGGCTTGACCGTTCTACTCTTGAATACCACACTGAAGTCTACGAAAAGTGTTTGTCTGTTGGTCGTGATCGCCTTGCTAAGTTTCTGGGGAGCGGTGATTCTATTCATTATAGCGACGATGCATTGGCTGATGCGCTAGAAAAAGCCGGAGCAGTCAAGGAGTGGACCATAACCAAGACGGGAAAACGGTCTATGTCCAAGGACAACCTTAAGATCCTGATTCCGGAAGTCAAGATCTTAATGGACTACAACAGTGTTCTTGAGACTTCTCTGCAAACATTCATGCGCCCGTGGCTAGAGTTTTCAGCTAAGGATGGTAGACTTCACCCGAACTGGAATCAGGTTAGGCAGGCACGGGATGATAGAGGGCATTCAAAAGGAACGCGCACCGGACGGTTGTCCTCTGACAGTCCAAACTTTCAGAATGTTCCGTCCGAATATACACTGCCGACCGGTGAACCGCTGCCTGTTCCAGAGGGGTTACATCCACCGCCTTGCATGCGACGGTATTGTCTCCCAGAAGTTGGTCACGTATGGCTCAAACGTGACTTCTCATCACAAGAGATACGTATCCTTGCGCACTTCGAGGACGGAACACTTGCAGAAGCGTACCGGGCGGATCCAAACCTAGATCCGCATGAGCTTGCTCGGCAGTTGATCTATGGTATCATCAACATCCTGTTTGCTAGAAAATCAGTTAAGATAACAGGATTTTCGCTAATCTACGGCACAGGAGTCGCAGCTCTTTCAGGACAGCTGAATACCAGCTATGAAGAAGCCTACCAGATTAAGAACAGCTATCTGGCAGCATTCCCTGCGGTTAGGGAACTCATGGACGACGTACAGCGTCGCGGGAAGAGTGGACAGCCGATACGAACGTGGGGCGGTCGTATCTATTTTGCTGAAGCTCCGAAGGAAGTCAATGGTAGGTGGATGGATTTTGCATACAAGCTCCTCAATTACCTGATTCAAGGCAGTGCAGCAGACCAAACCAAGGAGTCCATCTGCGACTGGGCAGACAATCGCAAATGGCACGACATATTCCTTGCCACTGTTCACGATGAAATTAACATCAGCGCCCCCGAAGAATGCTGGCGAGATAGTATGCAGCGGCTCGCAAACGCGATGAACGCAGACCGCTTTGATGTGCCCATGCTCAGCGAAGGGTACATGGGTCATAACTGGCACGAACTGGAGAAGGTAGAGTGAGCACTTGGTCTCTTTCGCGGCTTGGTACATTTGAAAAATGTCAAGCTCAGTACAAGTATCGGTATATTGATCAGATACCGACCCCAAAGTCTACTTCTGCTCAGCGCGGTATAGACACCCACAAGATCGTTGAGGACTTCCTGCTTGGGAACGTACCATCTCTCCCGGACGAACTCAGCTTCTACAGTCAATTCCTAACTTCATTAAAGAACGCAGGAGTCCACGCAGAGATCAAACTTGGCGTTGATCGTTCTTGGTCTCCAGTGAGTTGGGATAATGAAGCCGTATGGGGACGTGCAGTTCTGGATGCACTTCACATAAATGGGAGCGTGGCAAATGTCTACGACTGGAAAACGGGGAAGCCGTATCCGGAACACGACGATCAGAAAGAACTATACGCTGCCTTCGTCTTTTCCAACTACCCTGAAGTACAGCGAGTCAACTCATTTCACACCTATCTTGACTCCAGGAAGACGATCCCAAAGGTCTTTGATAGACCTGATCTTACAGGGATTGTTGAACGATGGACTGATAGAGTACGAAGAATGGAAGAAGCTCAGATGTTCATCCCGAACCCAACCTTCTCATGTACATATTGTCCGTTCTCGCGAGCGAAAGGAGGACCATGTCGGTTTTAAGAGAATCAAGGATTGAAGAGGATGTATTCAAATGGGCAAAGAGAAGGAAAATCAAAGTTTGCAAAGTCCAGTTTGTGGAGACTGGCCATCCCGACCGACTCTTCATCCTGCAAAATGGACTACACGTCTGGATAGAATTCAAAAGGCCCGGAGAAGTTCCGAGTCGTCTTCAGTACTACCGTATTCGGGAGCTCCAAAATCTAGGCGCAGTGGCAACGTGGACGGACGACGCAGATGACGCAATCAAATTTCTGGAGACCCAAGCCCTATCAGAAAAGAGCAATTTCACTCCTCCTGTCCCAAGCTTCTGGAGGATTGTTCCTAGATCCAGGGTTAGGAAAGACCAGCACCGTGCTCGCTACATTTCTGATTTTGAAGAATCAGAATCTGGCGAAGAAAATGCTGATTATAGCTCCCCTACGTCCAGTGTATAAAGTCTGGCCGGACGAAATAAAGAAATGGGAAGAATTCAAAGACCTCACGTACGCGATTCTGCATGGACCCAACAAGGAACGGAACCTGAGAAGCGATGTTGATATTTACATCATAAATCCGGAGGGTTTGAAATGGCTGTTCGCAGATCATACAAAAAGACCTCAGTTCGACGTACTGTGCGTAGACGAGTCAACAAAATTCAAGGATTCACAAACTCAGAGATTCAAACTCTTGAAGACGCACTTGCCATACTTCAAACGGCGTTGGATCCTAACAGGAACTCCGCACCCGAATGGTTTAGAAGATCTCTTCGGCCAAGTCTATATAATGGACTTGGGAAGGTCTTTAGGGCGCTTTATAACCCATTTCCGAAACAAATTCTTCGAAAGGGACGGATGGAGCATGTACTCCTGGCGTCCAAAACACGGCGCGTATCAAGAGGTAGTGGAAAAGATAAGCCCTCTTGTCATACGTCTGTCCGCGGAGGATCACCTGGAGATGCCCAGCTTGATTTCTTCGACGCTGGAGGTAGAACTACCCCCGGAGGCCAAGAGAATATATAAGGAAATTGAAGACGATTTCATTACTGAGGTAGATCAAGGAACAATTGTTGCTAGTAACGTGGCGGTCGCTGGTGTAAAATGCAGGCAAGTAGCTAACGGGGCGATTTACCACGAAGACAAGGTGATACATGTCCACGATGCAAAGATTGATGCTTTGGAAGAGCTCATTGAGGGATTGTGTGGAAAACCGGTCTTGGTTCTATATGAGTTCAGACACGACCTTGAGCGAATCCAGTCGCGTTTTGGTCCTTTGCCGAATCTCGGCAGTGGAGTGTCCCCAAAGCGTATGGAAGAGATTATTGATCAATTCAATGCTGGGCGGATACCAGTCCTCCTCGGACACCCGGGAAGTATGGCTCATGGACTTAACCTCCAAGAAGCGTGCCATCACATCATCTGGTTTAGTATTCCTTGGTCTCTTGAGCTTTATGATCAGGCTGTTGCCCGAGTATATCGGCAAGGTCAACAGTCGGATTCAGTCTTTGTATACCACATCGTATGTAAAGAAACTCTAGACGAAACAGTCATGGAAACATTGGATTCCAAAGACCGAACCCAGCAATCACTATTGAGGTCTATCAGTGAGTACCGTAAAATACACTTTGACTAATAAGCCCACAGCTCTTTCTAAAGGTTACGACATACTCATTTGGATAGACGATGACGGAGACATTGTTTGTTCTTCGTTTAGCCCCAAAGGATTTGAAGTTATGAAAATGATGACAGGAGGATTCTATACTGAGGATACAACTGTCATCATCTGTGTTCACCCGGAAGAGTTTGTTTCCATGTTACCTGATAAAACCAGAGTAGGAATCGTTTCACGTGACCACTCTACGGTTACTGAAATGAGCAAAAACATGTTGCAATGAATGGTAGACTGTGCTACCATCACTTTGTTGACCCCACCACAACTAAAACGGAGTACGAAAATGTCTGATGTTGTCCCTGATCTGACTCCCCCGACCAAAGTTGCGAAAGCCCCTAAGGAACCGAAGGCTCCTAAGGAACCGAAGGCTCCCAAAGTTGTCGATCCGAACGCTCCCAAGAAGGAACGCGCCCCGCGTACTGATTACGGCTACGCGAAGGATGCCATTCTGGAAGTCAAGGTTGAGGCCGCGAGCAAATATCGCGGTGCTCGCAAGCGTTGGTTTGACAGCCTTGTCGAGAGCAACGGCAAGACTGTCGGTGAGTGGGAGGAGGGCCGGAAGGTAGCGGGTGAGAAGGATCCCCCGCGCGGCTGGCTCCGCTTCTACGTGCTGGAGGAAGAGACGGTCACCCTGAAGAAGGCTGGCTGATAAACAAGAGACCCCCGGCTCACAACCGGGGGTCTCGTGTCTTCGAAATCGACTCGAGGATTATCTATGATCTTAGCGATAATGACGCGAGGACGCGTTGGAAGGCAAGAAACTCTAAAGTGGATTCCCTCTAAGTGGCGTGATAAGACCGTGGTAGTATGCCCAGAGGAAGAGGAGAATGGGCATACACGATTTTTCCCATGGGTAGAAGAAGTGATGCCACCGAAACATTGGGGCATCAATAACTACAGCCGAAAGTTCCAAGCTCTATATGACGGTACCTTGTTGAGTGAAGAGGACAAGGTAGTCATCATGGATGATGATCTGTATTTCAACGAATACATTGACGGACGACTGTGCGTCATAAAAGACCCTGAACGAGTAGCTCCCATGTTTGACCTCATGGAAGCCATGCTGGACAAAATTCCTCTTGTAGGAGTTCACCCGAGGCTAATGGCTCAAAATGCGAAACCACCGTTTGAATGGAATTCTAAAATCGTCACCATCCAAGGTATCAACCGATCCCTCTGTCCAAGAGGGCTTGTGCTTGATAAGCACCCTATCCTCGCTGACGTTCGACTTAATTGCGAGTTGCTCAGCCGTGGACTTCCAACTGCGAGAATCACCACCCATTTCGTTGACTGGCTCCCAAGTCAGTCAGCTGGAGGATGCGACTATAGAACTGCGGAAATGCAGAGACTTGCTTGCGAAGATATCGCAAGAGATTTCGCCCCTTTCGCAAGTGTCGTTACGAAAAAGCCGAAAACGGCGAAGTGGCTCGGTGACGAGAGAACCGATCTTAAAGTAAGATGGAAGGACCTCTACAATGCAAGCCCTAAGCGAATTGATGTACTGGATAAAGGAACGGGAAACGGTGCGGAGGAAGAAGGAGGCAGGACACCCGAAACCGTGGAGTAGCGATCCTGTATTCCACAACACGTACTTCTGCAACGTCCGACGGGAGGATGACAAAGTTACTCGTTTCATTCGTCAGTTCTACTCCCCTTACTTCAACGATCCGTACTTCATCTACAACATCGTATTCTCCCGATTCATCAATTGGCCTCCAACTCTCGAGAGGGTTGGATATTTGACTTCGCATAAGCCACACGACATCATAGAAACACTGACTGAGATATCCAACTCAGGATCTAAAGTGTGGGGTGGAGCCTATATCATCACGACCCACGGCATACCAATGGGTAAGGTACCCTACCTTGCGAATCTGGTTATGCGGCACGTCGACAAGGCGCTCGACGGCCTTAACCGCATGGCCCGCATGGGTACTATAGCCCCCACCGCGCGCGCGCTCGAGCTAATCGACGGCATTGGCACGTTTCTGTCTGGGCAGATAGTTGCAGACCTTAAGAACACTAAGGGATACCCCTTGGAGAAAGCTGAGGACTGGTGGACTTTCGTAACCCCCGGCCCAGGGAGCATGAGAGGACTGCATTGGGTGAAGTATAATCAGCCGGGAGAAATCTCGAAAGGCAGGTTTGAGAATGAATTCTCAATGCTGAGGGCTAACGTCAACCTAAACTGGGACAGCGATACAATGGGACCACCCATCTGTAATCAAGACCTCCAAAACTGTCTATGCGAGTTTGACAAGTATATGAGGGTTAAGAACGGAACGGGTAAGTCTAAAAGGAGCTACAATGGTTATCGTTAATGCACGAAATGTTCCCGAAGCCTACCGGGAAGTATTGTGGGCGATGAAAGTGCATGGTAAGAATGAAGACTCCAGGAACGGCCCTGTACTGACAATCCAAGAACCGTTCTGTCTTACAATTGAGCGTCCGTGGGAGAGGGTGCTACTGGATCCTGTCCGACAGGCGAACCCATACTTCCATGTGATGGAATTTGTGTGGATGATGTCTGGTAGTAATGATGCTCAGTGGCTGGCACGATACAACAAGAGGATGATGTCGTACACAGATGACAATGCTACCCTCAACGGAGCCTACGGGCATAGATGGCGCAAGCATTTCGCTGTAGATCAAATTGTGTGGGTCATCGAGAAACTGCGTGCTGACCCTACGACCCGCCGCGCCGTAATCGCTATGTACGACCCTGACACAGACACTGGCGACAGCCTTGACATCCCCTGCAACACCCACATCTATTTCCGGATAGTCAATGGTTCTCTAAACATGACAGTCTGCAACCGCAGCAATGATGTCATCTGGGGGATGTTGGGAGCGAACGCTGTTCACATGACTTTCCTCCATGAATTTATATCACGCGCGGTTAAGGTCAAGCAAGGGGATTACATCGTAATGACTAACAATGCTCATATCTATCACGATGTTCCCAATTTTGATCAAGTGGATTGCCCGCCAGACATTGTAGACTACCATTACGAAACTGTGATTAAACCTTTACTCAATCCTTGGGAGACCTACCAGAGTTTCTTGCGTGACGCAGAAAGGTTTGTTGAATTTTCGTCAGTGGAAACTGAATGGTTCAAAACTGTGGCGCTTCCGATGAAAATGGCTTATCAAGCCCGACTTGAGAAAGACAGGGTGTACGAAGACAGGATGTTAGCTCTAGTAAAGTCACTCGACTGGAAAGAAGCCTGTGTTCAGTGGAGGAAGTGGCGTGAGTAAGAAGATTATAATTTGTGATCTAGATGGTACTCTAGCTGATGGCTCACATCGCGAATATCTTATAAAGAATCATCCACGAAATTGGGATCTGTACTTCGACCTGTGTCATCTAGATGTACCTAACTGGAACATGGTGGAGATACTAGAGCGTATCGCGAGCGCCTACAAGATTGTCATTATTACGGGGAGGATTGAACGTATCCGAACCAAGACAACGAATTGGCTCGATGAATTTGACATACCTTACCACGAGTTGATCATGCGTCCCACAGATGACCGCACTGACGATCACATACTCAAGGTTCGTCAAGCTATCAATCATGGCTACCACCCAGAACGAGTGATTGCAGTATTTGAAGACCGTAATCGTGTAGTCAAGTCTTGGAGGGATGCAGGGTATCTGTGTTTCCAAGTGCGCGAAGGAGATTTCTGATGGACGATTACTTCAGGAAACGAAACGAAAAAATAGCTGTTGCATCACAAAAAGCAGAGGCGCACACTGTACGCATGGCAGGTGACAGCAACAAGCGACAAGTCGGTGGTAGTCACTACAAAACTGGAGGCATTGAACACTGGGACGTAGTTCACCTCTTTGAGCTGGACTACTTCCAAGGGCAGATCACCAAGTACCTGTTCCGCTGGAGGAAAAAGAATGGTATTCAAGACCTTGAGAAAGCAAGGCACTTTCTGGACAAGTACATTGAGTTGGCGCGACAAGATGAGGCAGCTTCCGGAGCAGAAGCATTACCAAGAGGTTATGTTGACCAAGATCAGGGAGATTCAAATGCGGCTAGGCCCAAATAGTATTCGCGCAGTGCGAATAGAAAGCTAGCACATACATCGCCCGAGCCGTGGCGTTTGACAAAGTAACGGTCCTAGGTGCTTTGCCTGATTTACCACCGAATTACGTAAACAGGCCGCGATCAACCCGCGCAGTGGCGGCGTCCTATGTTGGGAGCTGGTGTTCCCCATACGCCACAAACACCATGAATTTTGGGGAAGGAGTAAACCATGACCAACGCCACTGAGTACGACGAGCTGCGCTTGACGGTTTCAGAACTGCGCAACCGCAATGAAAAGCTGAACGACGATGTCGACCAGCTTCGCTGGACGGTGTCGGAACTGCGCGACTACGTCGAGCGTCTGCGTGACGATATCAACGAGCTTCAGCGCGACGTCGGGAGGATCGCTCGATGACCGACACCTTCGACCCGACAAAGCCCGTACGTTTGCGCAATGGATGGAAGGCGGGCATCTATTCGACCAACAACGGCGGCGAGTATCCGATTCATGGCTGGTATGAAGATGAGGATGGGATTCGCCACGTAGGCGAGTGGCTCGCAACAGGGGAGTACTCTGCCCCTATGCAGGGTCCGAGCAGGCTCGACTTCATCAACATCTCACCCGCGCCGAAGTACGCCGATCCGCCGAGGGAGATCGAGATGGTGCAGTTCGTTCAGGAGAACGGGGTAGGCGCGTCTGGTGTTTACCACCCTATGGAAGCTGTAAGCATGATGCGGCTTTGCGAACACCGCATCCTGCGCTACGTGCTCGCGGAGGGGCAGGGATGAGCAATAATCAGGCAGAACACGGGATCAGCGTTAGCGCCCGTAAGCCACGAGACCTAGCCCGGTGGGTCGCTGCCGAATAGACCGGGCGCTCTTAACGAAGGAGAAAATATCATGAGCAATCTGATCCAGCTACAACCCTGCGGCTGCCACGAAGGGCGCGACTGCACGATGGTCCGGCAGTGCTACGTCGAGGAAATGGTGCGCGTGCAGCGCGTGACAGACGAGGCCGAAATAGAAGCCCTACGCGCCCGCGTGGCTGAACTTGATAGCTCACTGAACGCTGCTGGTTCTCGAGTTTCGGCACTGGAAAGCGAGAACGCCGTGCTGCGGTGGCGAATCAGCGATCTAGAGCAAAACATCGAAAACCTTCGCGGACAAGTCAACGCTTGGGAGGTGACGCCATGAGCGTGAGTAATCACGGTGCTACTTGGAAAAGCGTAGCCCGCTTACAGAGTGAAATTCTAGAGAGCCAGAAAGCGGAGGTGGAAGCCCTGAGCGCCCGTGTGGAGAAGCTGGAAGAGCTGCTTAGCAACATCGTGCTGAACGCGATCCTGACCCCTGACCCGTCGATGGGCGGCGCGATAGACTGCTATATGGTGCCGATTGACGACATCGAGGACGCGCGCCGTGCGGTGACCCGCGCGTGAAGGAGGAGTAAATCATGAAAGCACGAGACAAGGCAGCAATGAGCAAGTACAGCGTTGAGTACACGGACACCTTCGGCGGCGAAGCTAACTATTCTTGGGTGGACCGTGCGGTTGTCGCCATGCCAGACCTGTCGCATTACGGTTATACCGAAGGCGATGATTCCAACTACGCCAAAGCGAACCGCACCTATCAGCGCGAGCTGATTCGCAAGGCGAAGGCCGCCGTCGGTATTACCGGTGTACGCGGCAGGCGCTTCGATTACGGGGACATGATCGAATTCCGTCCGTATGGCATGTGCACGGTCATGTTCGTGACGTGGCTGGAAGAGGCGGGTGACCATGAGCAGGGGGTGACGCCATGAGCATTCTAGATCCAGCTCCAGATCTTGCGCGCATTTTGGAGACTTACGACGCGGCGGAATACGGCGACATAGTAGTGCTGCGCAAGGCAGGACAGCCCGCGATTGCGGTGCGGGTGGACGGCGACGATGACACCGAGGCGCTGGTGGCGCGCATGGTCGCTGACGGATGGAGCCGGGAGGAGTGTTATGAAATCGGGACGATGTGAAATGACGCCATGAGCACCGCTTGACGACATCGAGGATGCGCGCAGATATCTTAGGGAAAACGATGAGATTACTCAAGAATACAAAAACTACGACTAAGCTGGTGATTTTCTTCCTCATCCTCTGTGTAGGAGCATGGGCCACCACCTGCTCGGCTGAGGGTAGGACATTCACTAGTTTCGGCGGAGGCACCACTGTAAACAGAGGGAAAACTGAAATCCTTGAGTTCGCTCATACGTGGCCTGTAGCTAATATGAAAGATCCTCAGTGGCGTATAGCAATGACGCTTATTGGATCTTCTAACGATCCGCGATATCAACTAGATTCCCCGAATAATTTCTGCGCCTCGGGGCAATACATCGATGGATTTAAAAGAGCCAAACTGGGCCTCGGCTTAGTCGCATGTCAGAACACTGATGTTTACATCAGCTCGCACGCTGGATTCTACATTTCAGCAGACTTTGAATTTAAGAGTTTTTACATCCGGTACGGCCATATCTCCAACGCAGGAACTCGTACGCCAAACTCAGGTCGTGATTTCGTAATGTTACTGTGGAAATTCTACTGATGAAACGGAAGTATAGCTTCGTGGATGAATTGGTAATTCACATTTGCATCTGGCTGTTCATTTGGGCTATAATGACCTATGCAAACCTTTCTGCCCATAGCTGACTTTGTAGAATCAGCAAAAGTTTTAGACTACAAACGACTTGGGAAACAACGTCTTGAGTGTAAGCAGATTCTACAAGCGATTTACTTCAATGGCGGATGGGCTAGTCACCCAGCTACGAAAATGTGGCGAGGGTATGAGAGAGCTTTGGGAGAGTACTGGCTCACGATGTGTAGAGAATGGGCAGCTCGCGGCTACACTGACAACATGTCATCACAAGCAGGACGATTCCTGGCATCAATGCAATCGGTGCCTCTTGTCCTTCCCCACTGGTTCGGCTGCGAAAGATTCCACGCCTCGCATCGCTCCAACCTCCTCCGTAAAAATCCTACTCACTACGAGAAATTCGGTTGGAGTGAGGGTCCTCACTTGCCGTATGTGTGGCCTGACCGTAGTTACGTACCATTGACCCGTAAAATCAGCCCCGTATAAAGGCTGTCGACGGCCGCAGTAAAATAGGCCGCTAGGGTAGGCTAGGGTAAAAATGCGCCCCTTATAAAAATCCGCTACAAAAGACGGATTTCATCCTCTCTTCTGGCCACTAGTCCTGGGAGTTTTCTACCGCCGCCCCAGACCCATCTTCGTAGCTGGTAGGGGACGTCTCCCCAGTCTCCGTCGTTGATTCTACGGCGGAGTGTAGATGAACGTAGTCGTCCTTCACCGAGATTAAATGTGAAGTCAATGATGGCAGCGAGTCTTCCGGGGCTACTCCTCGCGAGTGACGGGCAATGGCGGAGAGTAGCTGCGAGAGCGATGATGAGATCATGCTGAAGATAGACACGCGCTGTCTCCTCAGTTATCGGAGGATGATCTTTTTGGCAAAGATGCCCATACCCTATCGTCCAGTATCCAGCGGGGCACAGATATGGAACAGCCACGTTTCCGACTTTGCGATGGAACCCCTCCCATCGAACGCATAGCTCACTTGCTAGGTTTAATGCGTCGATCACGAGAGGGGTCTGGACCTGACTCACGGTATCTCCTCAAATACTTCGCCATGATTTTTGGATCCATCATGGCGTCATACCATTCAGTCTGAAGTTTATAATCCACTACTGGCTGACTACGGTACCCTGCCTCTGCCATCTTCCTTGGAATGTACTCCAATCTTCGCAGCTCAGCAGCGATATGTTCTTGCATCGGCACGGCAGCACGTTGTTCTGGAGTCCAATTCTTACGCATTTGCGTGACACGCGCTTCAACTTCACCTAGATTAGAAAGGTATTTCTGGAAACTTTCCGATTCTGCCAGACTAGCTCCTTTCGACACGAAATCTTCAATGTTCTGAATCGCATGAGTTCCCTCATGTAGGACAGTAGATCGTGACCAAGCGGGATTATCTATGATTCTAGAGTTTAGGACTATCTCTTTGGGAATGCGTCTGTATCGACCCCTCAGGTTAGGCCCAAGATCTTCAACTTTAATCTTATATGAAGCTAACTGCGGGTATTGCTCATACAAAGCAGGATGTTGAAATACACTGCCGAGGTTGGTACTCCCCAGTTTCTTCAGTGTTTCTGTATCGAGCATAGAAGCTTCGTCAGGTATCTCGAATTTTCGTGAACCGTAAGGGTCTATCCAAGTTTCAGAGTTAGGAGGAGGCTTCTTAGATCTACGCATGCCTCCCACCATGTCCATCATCCCAGGACCACGCTGACGGAGAGCTTTAATCAAATCGAGACCCGGAATCAATCCGGCAACCCCCTCCATTTTCTCGGCACCAGTGGAGGTAGGATCGACCACTGCCGCTGCATCTATGACATCATTAGCTCCAGGAATAAAAGAGGCAACCGTAGTCGCCTCCGGGTGCTTTTTCATCTGCCCGCGGAGTAACGTGGCAACCTGAGCTACGAAGTCATTTTGCGGTTTCATCGTAGTGCTTTGTCAAACACCCTGCCAAGGAACCAGAAGTTGAGGATGGCAGCCATCATAGCCTGATCTGCGTCAGTCCACCAGACTTTTACGGCCGCGAACAGCTCCATCTCCGAAGTGTAATGATTCAATGTGATGAGTTTAACTCCAACCCACATCGCGAAGACAATATAAGTCACAGTAGGGCGAACCAAAGCATTGATGCCATCAATGATCTTAATGCCCGACTGCGTTGCCTGCGATTTTACAGATTCCTGGAGAGCCTCAACAGCGACTTTGAATTGTTCGTTCGCAGCCTGCTGATCGATGATAGAAATCTGATTAGCGGTTCTAGCTTCATCAAGTTTGATCTGATTCTCAAACATTAGAAGCTCGTGCTTTCGTTCTCCTTTGCGGTCGAAGAACTTAAAAAGCTCGGGGGCGAGGCGAGTCGCACCGCCTAACAAGCCCCCGAGAAGGCTGGCTTCAATCATTGCTGTCTCCGAAGTAGAATTTGATTGATGCTGTTTTGGATAGCAGAGAGCTGACTCCTAGTCTCCTCTCTGTGGTCATGAAAATCTTTCTTGAGATCTGAGATGGCATCTTTTTCGGCCTTGCTCTTCTCAAGCTCATCAACCCTTCTGTGTAGACGATCAGCACTCCATTTCAGTACGGCCACAAAACCTCCGAGGATTGCTAGAATGAGCCAATCGACAAATTCATTAGTTGACATCCTTATTTTCCTTGTCTCTCAACTGAGGAAACAACTCCCCCTCAATGATCGGTTTAGCTTGATTGTACGGGAGATACTTAGCCAAGACATCGATAATAATAGCGACAGTCTCGGGCTTAAGCGTAAGAGTGACTGGGCCGTTGAGTTCGATTTTATCTTCGTTCATTGTTGTATCCTCAAGTGAATGTTATGGTTACGGAGCCTGCTGCTCCCGCACCGCTAAATATACCATTCGCGCCGGGGCTGCCACCACCACCGCCGCCCGGCGCCGTGCCTGCTCCACCCGGCGAGCCATTAGCACCTCCTGCTCCACCGTCCGGGGTTCCTCCCGCTCCACCGCTCGACAAGGTTCCCGCAGAGCCATTAGCTCCACTAGAGAATCCGCTAGTGGAGAATCCTCCTCCGCCTCCTGCCGTCATAGTTCCGCCTTCACCACCAGCAGCAATCTCCGAATAAGTGACCCCGTTGAAGGTAGCGTTGACAGTCGTGTCTCCTCCGTTGGATCCTGTTCCGTCAGTGCTGCGTCCATTAGCTCCCGCTGCCACCGTGACTGAAACAGGATCGGACCCTACGGCCGGTGCACTGTCGATGGTGCCACGAGCTCCACCCCCTCCGCCTCCGGGGGATCCTGCATTCGCTTTGCCGCCCGCTCCACCACCACCGTAGGCCACGAGTCTCACGCGAGAAGTCCCCATAGGCGCAACGAAGGAGTGAGATCCTGGAGGAGGAGCGTACACCGCTGGAGGGAACGTAGTTTGTCTGGCTGCAAAACTCATCAGGCAAATCCTTTGCTGAGCGAAGCGTACCAGAGCCCAGTGCTGCTTCGGTAAGTAGCTACCATTAGGTCAACAGCATTGGCCGCCGTAGAGAGAATACCTGCCAACCCACCCGGCCAGCGAAAAGTGGAAGGCCATGTCATCGTGCGACCACCCGTAGCGTCCTGGGTAATGAACCAGTTGATCGTCTGCCCATCTTGAGGGTTGGACAGTGTCGGGGCAGTAGTCACGTTAGCGGTAAATGTCGTCGTGAATACATTTGATAGACGACAATCAACAGTCATCGCGGTAGGGCTAAATGTCACTGCCACGGGAGTAGTAGCTACTGCTCCAGCGATAGTGACATTACCAGCAGAAGCAATGGTCACCCGAAGTACGCCATTCGTATAGATCCTATGACTTGTGAATGCTCCCGTGCAATCTGTGTAGAAACCACTTCCGTCGAATGACTGAATAAATGAAGAGCCACCGTTATTCGTCACGACGGTAGTGCCGTTGACAGTCAGAGCTGCTCCACTAGTCGGCGCAGCAATAGTGACACTTCCAGTGGACCCTACAGTGATGCGATCTGCTGAGGCCGTATTGTCGCGCAGCACGAATGTGCCCGTGCTGTTGTTTGAGCGCAGTGCGTAATCTCGGCCGCTTCCGCCTGTGCTGGACAACACTGCAATCGTGTCGTTGCCCGCAACAGTCATCGTTACAGTGTTCGCGCCAGCTGCGCCAGTGATGGCCAGAGTAGTCCCGCTACTCGGCGCTGCGATGGTGATGTTGCCTGATAGATTAATAGACAGAGGAACCCGCGTTCCGTCCGATATTCGGAACGATCCAGATGACGCGAAATTTTCAATATCCCAGTTTACGACACCTGTTTGACCAAGACGTATACCGGAAGTATTCCCTGAAGAGACAGACTGTAGGAACCCATACCCACCGCCAGATGCATAAATAGCAACGAATGCAGAAGACGCTGAATTCACCGCAGCAGTGATGGTATCTCCGCTACTCGGCGCATTGATAACGACGTTACCCGCGGAGGAGATTCTTACTCGCTGACCATTGCCTGCATACAGGTCTAGTGGATGCGAGCTAACTGAACCGATATACACAGCATTATTTGACGTGTCACTTCCAATGTCAAATGAGCGCGTGTTGTCGGTAAATAGAGCGAACGATTGATTTGCGATACCGTTAATCTGCAGCGTCCTATTGCTGCTCGGGGCTGCGATAGTGACATTGCCAGCAGAAGAAATGGTTACCCGAAGTACGTTATTCGTATAGATCCTATGGCTTGTGAATGCTCCCGTGCAATCTGTGTAGAAACCACTTCCGTCGAATGACTGAATAAATGAAGAACCACCGTTATTCGTCACGACGGTAGTACCGTTGACAGTCAGAGCTGCCCCACTATTCGGCGCAGCAATAGTGACATTGCCTGCGGTTCCTACCGTGATACGAGTATTAGCCCCTGTAGAAATACCGAGCGCATCCACCCCAATGCGATACAAACCCGTATCGCGGTCTGCGTCAAAAGTTAGCCCCGGAGCGCCGACCGTTCCGTCAATAAGTTTGAGGGCGGCAGTCATAGCCCCGTCGCCAGTACGATCAAGAGAATCTGTCAGCGCAGTAGCTATATCGCTCAGAGTGCTGTTAGCCCAAACTGAGCTGATTGTCGATCCAGAAGTTACGGCTGGATTCGGTAGCGTGTAGACTCCAGATGGATTACGGGGCATTGAAATTCTCTCCAGTTTCAGTAGTCGCTGCCCGACGCATTGCGGCACCGACCTCAGCCGCAAATTTCGGATTCTTACGAAGGAACTCTGCAATCTTCATCTGTGTAGCAGTATCCCCATACAGAAATTTCTGTGCCGTGCGGGAAGCGAGAGCATTTCCACCCCCGACCACAGCCGCCGCTCCGGGGAGGCTGAGGCCACCTCCCATGACGGTAGCTCCCAAACCAGCACTGAACATCCAAGGACTCACAGAACGAAGGTACTTGTTCGTTCCTGATGCAGACTGTCCGAGAACCTGAGTAGAAATGTCTGCAAGAGTCTTGTTATGAGTGCCCAGAGGAGCGGAGGCCGCCAACTGTCCCGGGGTGAAATTCCCCATATTCCTCTTAGCACTAATCGCGGCTTTGCGAATAGCCTCTAACTCAGGGTACTGCTGATTAGCAGCTTTATACATGCGAAGATCTCTGGTGCCTGCGATGTCACTAGAAACTATATCGTCTAGCTTAGCACGAGCTTTCTCCAACAGAGATTTGACCCTCGCTGCTCCTGGAGTTGTAGAGTTTCCCAGAGCTTTAATTCTCTTCTGAAGAGCATTCTTGGCATCAAGAAGATTGTAGCCAGTGATGAGAGTATCTACCCGATCCTTAGTTCCTGATCCTGGCCCCAACAATTCGCCGACTACTTCTTTCTTAACCCGAGCACGAAGAGTGTCGTCAAGAATATCCTTAACTTCATTGAGGTACTGCTCAGGAATCTCATCACCAATCGCAGCGCCTTTACGAAGTGACTCTACAACATCGTCAGACCAATTCTCCGGAATGCGAAAAACATATTTCTTAACTTCGTCGTACACGTTATTGAAATCGCCTTTCAACCTGCGAACTGCGGAGGCAGTAGCTTTCTCAGCTCCGTCGCCAATTCTACCAACCGGAACCTGACCACTGAGTTCGCCAGCAGCTTCTTTCAACGCCATCCGACGAAAGACAGCTTCGGCTTCATCAGCTTGATTTTGAAACTGTCCACGAACAAATGGAACAACGTCAAGATTTCGGTAGGTACCTGAGATGATTTTACTCGCCTTGTCGTCTTTACTCGCGCCTTGTGTAACGGGGATGAAAATATCCTCCCCAGCATTCCGGGCCATAGTTTCTAGAGCCAGCGCGTCGTCCGACTTCTTTACCAGTCCACGAATGCCTCGACCAGCAGCACGACCTGCTAGGTTGAGTCCTCCGCCCACAACAGCGCCAGTCGCACCCGCCTGTAGACGTTGCCCTGGATCAGCGTATAGAGCACTGTTTAAACCGCCTTCGACGGCCGCTGCGCCCGCCCCTAGCCCTAGCCCACCCGCTAGCTTTGGGGCCATCGACGCCAGCCTCGATGCGCCTCCGGCCACGCCGAAGCCGACCGGCGCAGTAGCGGCTACTTGCCCTACCAAACTCCCGGTGAACCCACCACCAGTCTCTTCAATCTCTCGCCCTATCCGATTGACTTCCTTGGCCCGTTCGTCATCGACGAGTCCAACCATGTTCCCAAGATTTGTACCCAAACGATGGAAGGCTGAAGTGTTACCGACGGCAAGATTATGAAGGAATGAGGAATCAGCATTAGTTCCGTATTTCGCCTTGAATTCTTTAGAATTCGGATCGTACTCGGCTGGATTAGCTTTGATTTTCTCCCGCATTTGCTCGACTCGCAGCGCCTTACGACGCTCGAGTTCACGACGGGCCAATTCTTTCAATGCCGCATTACGGTCCATTGAGGATTCTCTCTAACTCTTCATCACTAAGCTGAGTTATATCCACCCCTGTAGCGGATTCAGTGTATTTCTCCATCGTAGACTTACCGCCCGACTTCGGTCCCGGACCAACGGGAGGAGGTGCGCCAAGATCAATTCCAGCGAAATACCCCTCCACAGCTTCTGGATCATAACCGTTGCGGATGGCGTTGTCTCGTATCTGCCTGAGTTTGCGCTGGTGAATGTCACGAATGACCTTCATCTTAGCACGAATTTGATCATCCGTGTCACTAGGATTGAACGTTGCTTCTTTCCAAGACTTCAACTCGTTAGCAGTAAGAGTAGCACCGAACAAAGCATATCGTTCTGGAAGGTTTGAGAACCTTTGAACCTGATTCCACCACCGAGCCGCGTCTTTGGCGGTCTGAGTACTAAGACCCGGATTGGCATTTGCCCATGCGATCCGAGCTTCATTAGTCTTGAAAATGCCTGGAGAAGCATACTCGGGCTTGTAAGAAGACATCAAATCATTGAAAGCTGCGAAGTCTGATGCACCTGTCTCCATCCTCTTAGAAAGACCATCAGAAATCTTGCGGTATTCAGGGCCGCCCGCGTTCGAACGTCGCTCCATAGAAGCGTCACGATTCAGCGATGCAAGATAATCCAGCGTGTTGCCACGACGAGTTTCAGCAAGAACGTCAGCCATGTGCTTGAGTTGAGCGTCCTGATACGACTTAGTTTGTGCATTATCGGCATCTTTCTGTCGTATATCCTGAAGCATCTTGGCGAAATTGTCCGCAGAAGAAATCTGACCCTGACCAAATGGCGCAAGGATCCTATCTCCGGACATCTGACCAAGTTCGCCAAGAAGACGCTGACGACGCAGTTGCTCTGCCAGCTTCATCTGAATGGCTTTATCAGTCGGAGCTTCTCCGATAAGAGCTGCGTAGATGTCGTCCATTAGTAATTCAGTCCCAGTAGGAAATCACGAGAGGAGCGACCACGACGGGGAGGCCCAGGAGATACTGGAGGACGAGGCTGACGTAACTGTTGAGCTACCTGCATCTGAAACATCGGTTCGGGAACGTTAACCTCCATGGAAGACTGGGTCGGGTCTTCCATAATCGGAGCAGGATTCCCACGCCATGCTCTACCATACGCTTGTCGGCCAGCTCGCTGCTGAGCTCTGGAATTAGCCAGAGCTTCCTCGATAGCTTTCTCCTTTTGATTCATCTTCACCATCTCCATCGCCCGAGCGAGATGCTCAAGAGGGTGATTAGCGGTGTAGATGTCGCCAGCCTGCCTGCCCTGAAGAGGACTCATGTTCCCACGCAGCTTTTGAAGCATGGCTAGCTGAAGTAGGGCATCCTGAGACGAGTCCTCCATGGACCCGCTGTTCAGAATCTGCTCAAGTTCTTGTGCTGTTAAATCGTCCATTACGGTCCCCACCCAAACGGATTAGTCATACCGATAATATTAGACGCTCCGCCCATAAGACCTTGGAGCATACTGTTCTGCAGACTTGCATTCTGCGCGGCAGCCTGTCCGGTCATCTGAGCAGCGGCGAGTGACTGTAGTGGCTGAGCAGCCGCCGCAGTATTGAAGCCCGGCATAGTCGGCATAGCGACTTGCTGACCAGTAAGGATCGCATTGATCTCATTGAGGCTGAAGCCTCGACGCTGCAACGCTTCAGCAATCTGCTGCTGACGAACTTGATTACGGAACGCTGAAGATTGCATACCCTGCTGGAACCGATTAGCTCCCTGCTGTTCCCGCATCTGCGCAGCGGCGAGTTCCTGCTGGAACCTGTTGAGTCCTTGTTGATCCTGCATTCGGGCAATGTCCATCTCCTGACCAAACTCTGTGGTTCCGGCAGCGAGATCTTCTCCAAACTGCTGACTGCGAATTCGATTCGCCAGATCCGCAGCTCCGAGTCCTTCGTTGAACTGCTGACCTCCACCGGCCAGACGTTGTGCGAAAGCCTGTTGAGAAGCTTGGTTGGCGAAGTTACCGCCAGTCGCACGTTCACCAAACTGCTGACCTCGAGTACCTAGATCCATACCGTGCATACGAGCAGCTTCAGCACCAGACCCGATGATAGACTGATACGCTGCCTGCTCATAAGCATCATTCTGCGAATCGCGCAAGTCGCGCATCGCATTGTTGTAGGCTTCGTCTCCTTCGCGAAGCCCACTATTGTAAAGCTGAGTGCGAAGTAAGTTAGCTTCCCTTTCAAACCGAGGATCCATACGGCTACGGAATTTGTTGTAGATAGCATCTCCAGCTTGATCATAGTACCGCTGGGAAGGATCTACATCTTGCAAGCCGGAAGTGTCTAGTGACCTTTGTACAGATTCTGGATCATACTGTCCGACCTGTGGCACAGACCCATAGTTAGAAAGATTCTGTCCGAACCTACGAGCATTGGGAAGTGTAGAGCTTTGACTCGCATTGGGCACAGATACGTATCCCTGAGTATCTGGACCGAAACTTAGAGGGTTGAACTGATTCCAATCCATTTCCGGACCAAACTCGTTCTGAGCTCGACCCAGTAGACTTTCCGCAAGATTAGAACGACCCTCCTGGATCCTCATCTGGGCATCCAGAGCAGCCTGACTTTCGGGAGTTAGACTGGTGTTCATCGTCCATTCATTAAGCCACTGATTAGTGGCGGGATCCCAAGTGGGAGTACGTTCCCATGTCTGGGACCCCCAGGGAGTATTGATGGTAGGACGATTCGCTACCGTTTGTTGTTCTGTTACTTCACGACTAGAGGCCGCTTGCTCTCTAGCAGCGGCAGCATAGTCAGGCGCTCTGTAATTCTTGCTCACCTATGGTCTCCAGAAACCGACACTCACTACGTCGTATTTCTTGGATGACCATACAGGTTCCAAGATCCCAACCGTCTTTGATACGATAAGTCTCTCTGAAGCCCAAAGCTCTAGCTACAGCGAGGCTTGCCGCATTATCTGCTGGTGTTACCGCAAAAGCAATCTCTCGCTTGCCGTAAACAAACGGAAACCAGAAGACTTCATGTATGAATTTCTTGTCGAACAAGTGTTTGGGAGAGTCCGACCAAACATGCATCTGTACACCGGATTTAGTCCACCAGTCGTAAAGCACCATCGCGTGAACGCCATTGTCATCATTGCAGATGCCCTGACAGACTTTACTTGGAGAGTAACTGACTATGTCAGCAAATTTGTCGATCTCCTCAGGTGTCATAGCTCTAATCACAACAGACCACCTTGCTGGACCATGAGGTCAAATCTGACAAGAGTAGTGGAGTCTTGAGACCTACCATTGATGCCTACTGCGATAGCTCGTCCCATACCTGTTCCACCACGAACTTTGTCGATAACCTGAAACACACCGCCCCAGAGACTAGAATCCCAGAGGGAAGTATCCCAGATAGCAGCAGTTGTGACTCCTGAATCTACAGCACCGAAAACTTCATCTAGATTGTAGTCGTATCTAGCCTCAACAACGTACGATGGCGGCGATCCAGCCACGAACACTGGACGTATGTATTGAGTTATCTTGTACGCCCCTGAGTCGCCAATATCTTGGAAAGACATAAGTACAGACCAATTAATCTGCTCGTCGTCATCCAAGTCTCCTGTTAGCTGTAACAGTTCTCCATCGGAAGTTCCAATGTAGAAATTCCCCAGCCAAGTCTCTCCCGTGTAGTACGGGATTCCTCTGTAAATAGTCCAGGCTTGGTTGTTCAAACTCTGAACGTACTGACTAAACTCACCAGTAGCTTTCTCTGGAACTGAGCAGATAAGAGAATTCTCTCCGGGGATAAGTTTGATTTCCCACCCGCGAGTAGTCCTCAAACTAGCCATGTCTTCATTGAGAAGTGGATTAACTCTACGTGAAATGTAGATGTCTTCGCTCTGAATTAAGATGCCTGAGACAAGTTTTGAGAGTGGTACGATTCCGTAGGACGAAAGGATGTACAACTCACCACCGAACGAACCCGCAATCCTGCGGTTGATCGGGGGCGGACCAATGAACCACTGTCCCACCTGTCTGAAATCTGTAGCGGAAGTAGGATCATTTCCTTTGTAGACTATAACGTCTCCAGCAGAAGAAACGGCCACGAGGTAATCATCTACACCCTCACCACCATCTACCGTCCAGTTGAAGAGGTTTACCAAATATCCGCCTGATTTGAACTTGTTACCAAAATTGAATTGAGTAACTGTTCCATAGACGGAACCTACAGGCAGATACCATGCCAATCCAGTATCCCTCTCAACAAACCAGACACGACTTTTATAGACGCATACCGCCACCAGATTAGTCGTGTTAACGCCATTGATCTGTGTAGCGCCGGTTCCAGTCGTTACAGCAGCCCAAACCCCTGAGGACTCGGTATAGATATGATACCCGTTTACCTCATCACAGTACAGTAGGAACTGACCAGCGATTGTTCGGAATGACTGATGTATACCATTCCCAGCGGAACCACTGGTAGTAGCGAAAGCCAACACCGTAGACGGAGAATTAGTCGGTGTAGTCTGATTAAATATGCCGTTCGTAGAAGTCACAAACAGACGGTCGTTTGTAGAAGTCGTTCCTGTAAATGGCATGATGGTTCGTACCCCAGACGAACCAATATTATTCGCAAGAACAGTGTATCCAGTACGAACTTTGAGTCCATACCGAGTAGGTATCATATTGAACGAAAAAATGCAATCCGCAGGATCCATCTGCGCGAGAGAATCAATCGCGTTGATTCCCCGCTGTGGAGCAGGGATCTTTATCGACTTCGTAAGCTGCGGTCTTGGAGCAAGTAAAGCTCTACGCATCACGGAATACCGAAGTTAGTTTCTGGGATATTGCGCCAGTCAAGGAACGGATACTTGCGACTACGAGCCATGCTGAGTATCGGAGCCGCCATATCCGCCCCAGTCCATCCCTCAAACATACTCAGAAACTCCTGAGACGCAGCTTGAGTATCAAACCCCTTAGCCTGCAAGAACCTCAGTTTGAGGAACTTTTTAATCAGGATGGGTTCGTACAACACAACATCTAGTGAGCTAGAACAAGACTCTTTTGCAGGTGTAGTGGTGGAAGGATTAGCCACCCACCATCTGGAGATGTACTCAAAGTTAATCTCGATATTCGGCGGAGCAGGCTGCGGCAGAACTCTGATGAGCCCCTGATCCTGGCGAAAACTGACGTAGATAGTCTGCTGCGCCAGATTAGCATTGGTGATGTACGCCCAGTCCTGAGGAGTAAGTGGTCCACCAAGCGGAAGACGGTTCGTGGGAGACCACCCAGTCTGATCAATCATACGAGAGAAATCGCTAGGTAGTGGGTAATCACCAGGATCACTGACCCCAGTGATGATCGTGTGTTTACGAGTAAGTTTCTGCCACGGACTAGCAATTACGAGTTCCTGCCCACACGAATTCAGAAGATACTGGAGTTGAGCAAACGCAGGATCGCTAACGATGTATGGATCGCTAACTGGTACGAGTCCCACTTCGGCGGCGACTTGATTGATTATTTCGCCTGCGGTATCAAATCTTGCCATACATCACCTCAGTAATCCGACTCAATGTAGACCTTAGAAACCTCACTGCATTGTTCGCAATAATCGTAGAATTATTATCCGCCGAAGTAGTAACGTCCCCAGTGAGAGCAGCGCGGCTCAATGTTACGGGGGAATTCGCACCTCCGTCAGCGAGAGACAGTGAAGTTCCGACGGCAAGGTTACGTCAGTTACTCCTCGTCGTCGCCGCCAGACTCAAGAGCCTCCAAACGCTTCGCCAAATCTTTAGTAAGATTTTCAAGCATGGCAATTTTCCCATCCTTCTCTTCGAGTTCTTTTCGAAGAACAGTGAGATGAGCAGAATCCTTAGAAGCCTCCAAGAAATCCTTAGCCCTCTGCTTGAGTCCGTAGAAACCCATGACGCGATTAGAAACTGTGTCTGGAAGATTGGCGAGTTGCTCAACAGTCACAATGTTGAAATGCTCAAGTTCCTTGACCTGTGGCGCAGAAATAGCAGGCCACGAAGCGAGAGGAGTTCCAGTGATGCTCTGTTTCTCCTGATTCTTGAACTGCGCGTACTGACGCGGAAACCTCTGATAGTCTTGCTCCCACACTGGACGAGTGATGATGTCGTCGATAGCGCCGGGAACTCGAATCTCAATGTACTCTTTTTCGGTATAGATAGGACGACCCTGCTCAGCAGAAGCTGCCTCGTCCTGTACCGGATGGAGGAAAAACCTGACGATGAGTCGATCGTCTGGATTGGATCCACCGCGACCGCCCATCCCCATGTCTGTCATACTATAGTCTGCTTCTTGTCTCATTTTTATACTCCAGATGTGAAGAGGGGGGCCTCGGAATGAGGCCCCCTCAGTTGGCTTACAAGGTACGACCCACAAACGGATTGTTGAGCATCGCTGCTACAAGAGCGGTAGAACCGCCGTTCGTAGCATTGAGCACAACACCGTCAATGACTCGAGAACCCGCCGTAGCATCGTCGTCAAGAACGCCAGCCGTCGCAGTCGTGTTGAGAGGAGTGTTCAAGACAGCACTGGCAAGAACGCGGATAGCGCCGATGCCCGAGACCTGAACCCATCCGTACTGCGGAGTAGCCAGAGAACTGACTGCCCTCACCACTACTCCTACCTTACGACCTACCGACTGACCGGGAGCCGCGTTCGCCGTGGTGATTGGAGTCGCAACACCCGCCGCTGAGATAGCTACGACATCACCGACGCTGAAATCCGTACTCGCAGCATACTGAACGTAGATGTACTCGCGAGTTCCGCCCGACTGGGAGTCAGTGGCTCCGGTAGTGAGAAGTGCGAATGCCGCCTGCGAGGAAGTATCGATATCTGTGATGTCGATACCAAGAATTGCCTTACCAGACATGTCAAATGCCTCCTTAATTGTTGTCCCAACGAGCCTGGAACTGGCGACCCGACGTAGTCAGGTTACCCGCCCAAGCCAAGATCTGCACTTCCGCATCCTGGTTGATCGCGTAACGCTTGTTCGGCGCCAGCGGAACCATGTTGCGGTCCTTGTGGGGACGCCAGTGAATGTACTTCGTATTCAGGAAGAAGGCAGTGTTCGCCGGGCAGTTGCCGCCGATACCACCGTCCAGAACCACATCCGCATCCATGAACTTAATCGTCGGGAACCCCAGCTTGCCGGTCTCAGTGCCAGTGAATCGCTGAAGCGACTGGAGCGACTGCATGTACAGAGCCCAAGTAGCATTATCAACGATGATCATATCTGGACGATCCGAGCCGCGAACAGTGCGAGCCCAAACGCTATTCCAGCTCTGCTGGATGGTAGCCGCCGTGATGCCCGAAGTATCAACACTCTGGTTACGCCAGAAAGACCAAGTGACCTGATTGATACCGCCGTAAGTTCCTGCCGCAGAAGGATCAACCGGAACAGCCGCGTTCAGACCAGTGATCTGCTTACCGCCGAAGCCCGTACCGTCCGAGTAGATACCAGCAGCGAGCAGATTCGCCATACTCGCCTCAGCCACTTCAAGTCGGCCGTCCATCAGATCAATGATTCGCTCTTTACCAGCGTTCTGGAGCATCTCCAGACCAGAGATAACAACAGCGACGGCAGCCTGCTTGATGTCATACTGCGCAGCGGACAGAACGTCCTGTGCAGTCACCGGGAGCAGATCGTACCCGCTGTAGTATCCAGCGTTGCCGTTATCAGCGAAAGAAAGCTCCTGATAGATAACACTACCACCCGAGAAAGTCTTAGTGTTACCGCGCATCTTGAGCTTCTTAAGAAGCGCGTTGTTATCAGTTACGTTATCAGCAATCTCGCCACTTCGCGATTCAATCGTTGTAGCGAGAATATCAGACACATTTGGGAATGCCATGATTATCCTCCAAGAGTTAAAGAAAAGTCTCGTCTACTTCGCTTTCGCACTTGGGGATTTCATTCCCGTGGGATGAGAAATCCTAGTCCTCAGCTAACGAGGGAATCCTACACCCCATCCCACGGGAATTGCAATCAGGTTTTACCCCATGCCTGTTCAATAGCCTCACGACGACTCTTAGGTTTCCCGTCTATAGTTGTTCGCGGTGCCCCCGCTACCGACTTTGCGGCAGCAGCAGATTTAGCCAGATCGCTCTGAGAAGCCCCCATAGAACTCGCTTTGTTCCTCTGCTCAATGATCTGACTAATCTCTGGATTTAGCTTGATAGCCTGTTGGTATGCTTCTTTCAGAGTGATTGATTTCCCACGGCGAGCATTGAATTCTAGCAGATCTGCAATGTCTTCTCGCAGATCTTCAAAGAAAGGTTCGTTCGCTATTTCTTCAATAGCAGCCTGCGCTCTCTGAGAAATCCTCTCTTCGTTCGTCTTGCGAATATTACGAATTTCGTTCATGAATTCGTAGATAGGCGCAAGTTCTCTCTGAAGATTCGGATTTACTGAATCTTTAACAGGTTGATTCTGTAGAACAGCTCCAAGAGTCTCAAGATCAATTCCATAGTTTTGAATAATCTGGGCCACAAGAGCAGCTTTCTGCGCAGGAGTGCCTGTCTGTAAAGCAGCCGCAGTTCGCATCATGTTATCAACGGCTGCGAGAGGAGTACTGTTCTGCGCACGAATGAGATGCTCGAACGGCTGAACTACGTTCTGAAATTCTTGCAAGAACTTTCGTGCATTCGCGCTCTGTGACAAAGCTACCTCTGTCTCACGCTCACGCTTAAGAACTTCCTGTCTTACTTCTGGGGGAAGTTTGGCCCATTGTTCCCGTACAGCCGGACGCCACGAGTTCGGGGGCTTAGGAATATCCACCTGATCTGTGGGTGTAGATTCAGCCTTAACTTCTGTAGCCTTAGTATCTACGACTACAGGTTCAAGTTTTTCCTCTGGTGCCCCCGAAGCAGACGGTTCGGCAGGAGGAGGGGAAGGATTACTCTTTACCTCACTCGTCTGCTCCGGGGACTCAGAAACATCCTTCGGAGTTTCATCTTCTCCAGCAGATTCAAATGCAGCCTCAAGTGCTGCTCTACGATCGACGCCCATTTAGTTTCTCCAGTGCTCTTTTAATATGCTCTTTTCTCCGAGCACTGTCGTACCCGGAGCCCGGTGTGAAAACTTTTTCTCTTTCTTTACGAGCCTTTTCCCAAGTTTCTTTAAAGTCCGACGGATGCGTTACGTCGTGAATTTTATTGTGCTGCCTCAGGGCAACTCTGCCCGACACAACCTTCCCGTCTATTGGAGATACGAAAGGCTGGAGATCAGGCATAATGATCAAGCGGGATCCGGGAGGATCCTCAGTTGTTACTTCTACCAGCTTGTTCAAATCTGGATTCCAGCGCCATCTCTTTCTCATGTTCCATTTCCTGCTGTCCGAACGCTGCTTCCATCACAGCTCTACGTTCATCGGCCTGAATTTTAGCCTGTAGCTCTGTCATCTTGATTTTGTGACTGAGCTGAAGTTCTACCATCTTCATCTGATGCTCTTGCTGATCACGCTGCATCTCAAGCTGAATCTTTTGAATGGTCGCCTGAGCTTTTATCTGCTCTGCCTGAGCTTTAATTTGAGCATTTGGATCTTCCTCTTTCTGCTGAGGAGGATTTTTCTGCAACATGTCAATGGCGCGATCTACAACACCCTCAATCTGACGACTTCCACGAAAACCAGCGAGACCCCACTTCAGCAACTCAACCAGGAAGGCAGAAGCTTGCGGAGCCTGCTGAACTACAGGCGCAGCGGACTGTAGGAACATAGAAAGAGCGTTGATGTACTCAGTGCGCTCGTTCTGCAACTGCGCATAGTCGGAAATAGCCAGAGACTCCGGACGGACAGTGATCCTCCAACGGCTCTTAGATGGATCTTTAATGAGCGCCACCGCTTGCTGAGCATACTGCGCATCAGGCGTGGACATGATGTTAGACTGCCGAATAATCTGCTCAGGCGAATAATACTTCGCAATGATTTGCACTTTGATAGATTGCAGATCACTGGCAAACCGAGCAAAATCATCCTGCATGGCCTGGATACGAGTGCTGGCAAACTGAGCTTTGATCTTTTGCTCAGCAGCCGTCGCATACGGAGTACTAACTCCCCGCATGACATCTGACATTCCCGTCACTTGATAAAGCTGTTGAATCTTTTCATTCAACTTAACAGTGAGGACATCTACCGCCTTTACGATAGAGTCAATCGGGATCCAATCGATGACCCCCGCCAGCCCGCCTTTCTCAGAGAGTTTAGCCCAATTCTCAACAGGGATAAGATCGTTCTCGACACCTTCGTTGAATACTCTTTTAACTTCTGCTGAAGACTTGTCGTAAACACCGACAACTTTGATCGCACGAGTAAGAAGACTGATACGAGTTTGTAGTTCGTCAATCTCGTTGTAAATGTCCTGGCTGAGAACATAGTCAGACTTCGGGATGTACTGACTAGTCGTACAGTTTGCGATCAGCGGGATCGGAGAAGGGAAGAAGCAATCAAGCTCAAGAGGAGGATCGCTCTCTTCTAGAAGCTGGGGGTAGCACTCACAGAGCCAGTACACCTTCTTTGAATCCTTACACCAGATTTCCCAAACTTCTGCTTGGGGATTGGCTTCTTTTTCTTCCGTTTTTGTCTTATTTTCCGAAAGAGGGATGGCATTGGCAATTTTCTCCCCGAAACGTTCAGCCAACTCGTACTTCGTCATGTACGAGCGATACGCAATCCAACGAATCTCAGCGTATGTTCGGGCAGGCGACCACATGACATCCTTCCAGTGGACGTAAATGGTGTCTACCCACTCGTCTGCTTTGTACTCTTCCGTGACTTGCGGGGCAAGCTCCACCCCCATCGGGTCCACGATGGCCGGGGTGACTCGCTGTTCTGTTTTGAAGTCATATTTTTGGCGTGCGATTCCCAATCCTGTAATGAGTCGATCCTCAAGACAAGCTCGCAGTGCTTCAGAAAATGTTCCGTCATCATCTTGGATGTCTACATTGAGAATACGAGAAAGAATCTCCCCAGCAACTCTAGCTACGTCATCATTGGCGTCGTTGAATCTACGGTCAACCTCGATCTTCGGCATGTTCCCATACATCATTGACTTAACAGTCACGACGTTGCTGTGGAACAGATTGAGTGTCCTTGTTTCGACTCCGAGAGTGTCTTGCGAGTCTTCGGAAAGGTATTTCTTAACTACTCGGTCGCCCTGAGTATGAAAAGGCTTGAACTTAGACCTCGCAGCAGCGAACTCCTCCATCCACTTAGCGTGATCGTATTTCATAAGTCCTCAAGCGCAAGGTGCGGCGACGTTGCTAGTCGGGCTCGTAGCCCACCATTTGATCTCAGTTAAGTCACTCGGACGGTGATAGTTTCTATCACGGTAGCGGTACACAACGGGACCACTGCACTCACTCCCGACAGGAATGAATCCCACAACAACTGCACCGCGCGAGCCATCTGCGTTGATGCGATAAAGCGGAGCCATGTTCAACCCAGCGACCACCGCCACCGTCGTAAGCGTGGGAGGGTTCGGCACTGGGGGAGCGATTACTCGCTGAACAACTCCTGACGGCGCACTCTCTTGTCCGAACGTGTTCCGTGAAAAAGCACGAAAACAGTAAGTCCCAGGCCCGAGGTTCGTAATCGTGAAACTCGTAGCGGGCGCAGCTACGATTTGCTCAGCAATACGAGTTCCAAACGCCGTGCCGGAACAAGTACCCCACTCAAGTCGCGTAGACGTCAGAGATCCTGGACCACTGGCGGGAATCGTGCTTCCATCAACGTTCTGCGTCGGATTGGTCCATTGAGCGGTAACGTTCGCACCCTGCCCATACGCGGGCGCGCTGAGTATAAAGAGGGTGACCAGTAGTCGCTTCACTGACCGCCACCCCGCTGAACGTAGATGTTCATTGAACCAGTGCCTGAGAACACCGCGTAATGAGTAACTCCAATCCCAAGCGCGAGGATAACCAGTGAGTTCGGGGGAAGAACGATATCGGTGGCTGCGGCCACTACGCCCGATCCTCCAAAACGGATGAACGCGACCGCGTTGCCGCTGTTGTGTACCGCAGCAGTCGCTACTACGTCTGGATCACCAGGAAGTGCAGTCGCGGCAGTGGATGCAGAAGCGACTGTCGCAACGGTTGAAGTGTTCCCAATCGGACTAAATGCTTGAAACATTAGATTCGTCTCCGAAAGTATGAGCGCCTCATACGATCCTCATGAAGACGCTCGAGAGTGAATATTTCGGATAGAGATGGTATAGCAATCGCTCCTGATTGTACATCTCCTACTCGATCACGTCTACTTGCGCCGATTAGCGGCTCCTCCACGACTAGCGCAGCGTATCCAAACGCATCACTGCCATGCGATGCCCAGTCGTGCAGAGGGTCATCTACAAATGTCTGCTTGCGGTCGTCCCATTGTCGCTTGTAAGCTCTAAGACACTCTACGCCAGACTTAGTCTTGGGGGAGAACCAAGAAGTACGAAGAACTCGACGTGAAGCGTTGATCCTGTCCATGATATCTAGCTTCGGAACGATGTCGATGGGGAACCCTGCGTCCCGCATCTGCTCTACCGTCGATCTCTTCGTTTGCAGCGTCTTCGCGCGAGCGTCATGGGGTAGCCAGATTTTCTCATACTGATACCCTTTTGAGTTCAGCATGTCAATGTAGAAGTCTACGTGCTCACCCGCAGCCTCTACATAGTCTCCCCATGCGATCCCATCTGGCCTGCGTTGCCAGAACCACGCAGCCGTTGAGTCTGTGCGACCTAAATCAAATGCGACCTTTACGGGGAGGGACTTATCTATGTCTGCATCTGAACTGTAAATCTGTCCCGTAGCCTCTAAGTCTCTAATAATCGCCGCGTAGTACGTTCCCCTTACGATGGCATTAAAGTCGCACTCATACTCTTGAGCGTAGGTCTCCTCACCTTGCTCTCTCTTGAGCTCTCTGAGTTTCTCAGGGCTGAACACCCCAGACTCACTCGCGCGCAGGACATACCAATACCACTGACGACGGATGTACTCCTCAGTATCTCCGGGGAGCATGTCCTCACCTTGCGCACGACGGAGGATCGAGTAAAAGTGATTCTTCCCCTTCGGCGTGCCGATGAATACGACCCAACCGTCACGATCGGAGAGTGCTGGGATGAGGATGTCTGACCAGATAAACGGGGCCATGTCCCCGAACTCATCAACTACCGCTCCGTCAAAGTATAGACCGCGAATTCGGTCTGGGTTGTCTGCACCGTAGATGCGAATTCTCGCTCCGTTGTGACGGAGGACAACGTAGAGCTCTGACTCCGACACTTTGGAGGTGAGGCCCTCTGTGTACTGCTTGAGGTACGACCACGCGATGTCTTTCGCTTGCGAAAGGAGGGGACCGATGTAGGCATAGCGCGGATCTTGCCTCTTATTGCGAATAGCTCTCTCGATAAGCTCATTGATGCATGCAACCGTTTTCCCCGCGCGACGATGCGCGACCATGACCGCATACTTCTGTGATCTGCGGTGGAATGGGAGGAAAAATGGTCGCGGTTTGTATTGAGAGACGAATTTATTAGACATAAATTCGTCTCCCAGTAGAGCCGAATTTATTAGACATAAATTCGTCTCCCAGTAGAGCCGAATTTATTAGACATAAATTCGTCTCCTAGTCTCCTAGTCTCCACTCCGCTTCTCCTCAAACTCTCCATCGGTGACTTCGTCAGAGGGGATTTCGTCTAGTGGAGAAGCCTCGAGGGCGGTGATGATACGAAATTCGCCTTTGGCCACGATGTCCTGTTGACTACTGGTGGGGAGGAGCTTACCGAATATTCTGTAAAACTCAGTAGGATTCTTATCAGCCCAAAGGGCGAGACGTGGTACTCCGCCGACCAGTTCGAACGCTTCCTCGAACGCATTGATAACCTTCTGTCTGTCAAATGGCTTACGAGGTAGACTTGTGAGCGATTTATGTCGTTCCGCAAAGTCCTGTAGCGTGAGCATCGCGGGGGCTACTTCGAGCTCTTTATCTTCCATAGGATGTTCCTTGCACTGCAAGGAACAATACTACATCTTAACCCGGAAATACAATCATAAAGCCTACGAGTTCGTAGGCTAATGAGTCACCGGCTATAAAGTTCGTAGGCTAATGAGTCACCGGCTATGCAGATCATAGGCTAATGAGTCACCGGCTATGCGAGAGGGTTGAGTGATTGTAGTTGTGGATGTTAATTTTTGACTCTCCCGGGGGGCGGCTGCGCGCGCTAACATAACGCGGCATGTTGCAGTGCAGCATAACGCAACGCAAAAAAGCCGGGCAGCGTGTGCTGCCCGGCCCGCGCGTTGTACGCTAAGCCATGTACGTAAAGTTAGGCAACAGCAAGCCGCCCGTTACGTGCAGTGTTGGCACCAGCAGTGCCGCGCTTTTGCGCTTTTGCCCTTGCAGTGCCAGTACAGCATGCAGCGCATTGTTGTAAGGCACTACAGCCACAACAACATAGCGGCGGCTGCTAGTTAATGGCCGTACAACGCCGTTACCAATGGCTTGCATTGGTACTGGGTTGTAACCTAGCATTGCGGCGGCACCAGTGTTGCCACACCCTGCCGCACAAAGTAGGCAAGCCACCCACTGGCAGGTTCCGGCTTGCCCGCATTTTTGCCTTTGGTGGGCAAACTGGGCGGGTTAGCCGTAGTGGCCGCAAGGTATGCGGCGGCAGGTTGCCCGTTGTGCTGCAACAGCACGGCATACCATGCGGCGCGCGCGCCCCGGTAATGCATGCCTTGCTTAACCTGCAACACGGGCACAGGCGGCGCCGCCTGCGGTTGCGTTGCGGTGGCCGCCGTAGCGGCATTGTTTGCTTTTGCCATGTTAGTACCCGTTACCTATGTATGCGGCACCATTTGCCGCAGCACCATTAGGCCACAACGCAATGCAGGTTGCAACAACTTTTTATTGCGGCTTGTACGTATTTACAAACAGCGCGCGGTATGCTAGGGCGCATATTATGTAACCCAGCCCCCGCGCCCGACTCTAGATTACGAAGCGAGATCTGCGATGTCTGCGAATCGGAGAGATCTGCGAATCGGAGAGATCTGCGATGTCTGCGAATCGGAGAGATCTGGGAGATCTACGACTCGGAGAGATCTCCGACTCGGAGAGATCTCCGATTCGGAGAAATCTGGGAGATCTGCGACTCGGAGAGATCTGCGACTCTAGTCGGAAATCGGAGATTTCTACGAAATCTCGACTCCGGGAGGGGATTTGCTAGTCGGGAATCGGAGATTTCTGCGAAATCTCGATTCTGGGAGGGATGTGAATGATAAAGAGTTCCCCCGTATACCATAGCGGCTTGAGGTAGAGATCTGGCCACCAACCCAGTTTTTCGGGGCTTTTTCGGTGTTTTCGGCTCTTTTCGGGGCTCTTTTCGGCGTTTTAGCAGATCTACAACACTACAAAACACTAAAAACACTAACTTTTTTAGTCGTAAAAATTTTTGCATGTAGCCACCTAATGGGTACGGTACACTGTTGCGAGTGTTGTAAATACTGCAAAGCCATGTTTTTAAAGGCAAAACTTTAAAAACACTAGCCGTAACCATACTGCCGCGAGTGTTTTGCTACCGAATCGTAAACACTGTTGAGTCCCACCCCGCTGGCGTAAGGCTGAACCACCCATTACCCGCCCTGAGTGTGAGGTCGCCCCCCAAGGCGACCTCCAGCACCGCGTTGCGGTGGAGCAACGCAACGAACTCCTCAAGAGTCTCATGAAGTCCACAGGTATTGGGATCGTACAGGACATCCCAGTAATTGCCCGCGAGTTCGCCAAGCGCGTTGCGGATGTCCTGTTCGTGGGGGGCTTGCCAGCCACAAGCCCCCCAAGCCGAACTAGTAAACATTAGAACTGACCCCATGCCGAGTCAACCAGTGCCAGGAACCGAACCGCCACCCGGTAGAACTCCTTAACGTGTTCGGGTGCTGCGCCCGTGCTAAGCTGGGTGAGTTCAACAAAGTTGGGGCTAAGCGACTCCACCCACGCATGGGCGGCGCTGGGGTAGCTGGCAAACGACTCGTTGTAAACCCCTGAGTCGCTAAGGTGCCGTGCGAAGTCCTGCACCGCCTCGTAACCCTGCCGCCACGTTGACTCCATGATGTCAACGTACTGCTGCAACACGGCGAACTCCTCGTCGCTGAAGTCCGGGCCGCCCGCCCCGTAGCAACGGGCAATGTGGAAGTCACGGTAGTTCATGGCAAAGCTCCTTGTGGATTTCACCCTGTGCGTTGATCGCGTAAGTGCTAGGGCAGCAGGACTCCACCCAGATTTCACTACCACGTTCAATGCCATGCTGCGCCACCAGCGCCGCCAGCGCCTGCAAGTCGTTGGCGCATGCGGCCAGTATTTTTGCGAATTTAACCTTGGGCTCCATAACCAAACCTCCTATGTAGTACCTTGCACCATGCAAGGCCTACTGGTAGTGTACCGCACCTAATACAGATTGCAAGCCTATTGTGCTCGCACATGGGCGCAGGTAGCATACGCACCTACATGCGCACATGCATGTAAGCCACCACAAAGGAGCTTAAATACATGAACTTAGAGATCAAACGTAAATGGGTCGCTGCGCTGCGCGGCGGTCGGTACCCACAAGGCCACAACACGCTACGACAAAAAGGCCCCAACGGAGATCAGTTTTGCTGTTTGGGAGTTTTGTGCGACGTTGTAGACCCCGACGGATGGGAGGGCTACAGCCACCACGGTTCAAGGAACATACCCCGGCGCGAAATACTGGAGTTGTTTGGGGGTGAGATCAAAGAACAACCAATCTGGGACCGTTTGGTTGAGCTTAACGACAATTTGCGGCTGAGCTTTACTGAAATCGCAAATTTTATTGAAACCCACGTAGAGGAGACCTAAAATGCAGATCCCAGACTTTACGCCGTTTACGACTGCCGACTTCATAGAACACAACAAGCTCCCGAAAGAGCTTGCGCACGACCCACGGTTTACTAAGCCTCTCCATGAGCGTCTAAAACAGTTAGGATATCGACAGGGCCAGCGGCGAATCACAACGAAGGATGGAACAAGTATTGTTCGCCTCGCATGGGTGCGAGATCCGGGGTACAATGTCGAGTCTTTTGTAGCTCAGCTAGCTGATCTCAGCTAGCGAGTCCAACTACGTTGGACTCATTGAGTCCAACTACGTTTGACTCACCGCCCATACGTAATGTCGCCCTCGTACTCCGGGGGCGACTTCTTTACTGGTGTTTCGCTGCTCGCAACCGAGCTTACGCAACGTCGCGGCTATATCGCGCGTTACATGGGGATTCTTAGCCGCACCCTCATGGTTCACTCCCATCAGTAGTTGCGACATGGTGAAATAGACGTAACCGTCCTTGCAATTCGTTCCATTCTTGTTCTCGGCCTGCGCCCAGAGCCAGTTTTGAATCTGATCCTCCAGCACGTTGGGAATCACATATCGCTCGGCATTAGCAGAGGCACCGGATATCTCCCAGTACCTGACTCCCCCACGTGAATATCGGGCCCACGCCTCCGCCCACAGATGGTCCCTTACCGCCTCCAGCCCTGCGAAATCGAGAAGTTTGTTGACTTCAATAATCGCATATCGACGATATCCGCTTGGATCGTTTTGCAGGAACTCGTATCTATTCCCGCATCCATACAGAGTGAATCGACGGGGGAACACCTCAACGGATGCTCCGTAGGGAGGCCTGAACGCATCCTCGTTGCGAGTGATCATAGCTTTAAGATTGCTAGCCTCGCGCTTGCCGAATGAATCTAGCTCATCGAATCCTACGACCAACGCGGAGTGGAGGAGCATATGGAGATCTTTATCATTATGCTCGCCGTAAAGAGTCAAGCAATTGCCTTTGAACATAATCGCCGGCATGGATGTCTTACCTGTGCCCTGCGGACCAATCACGATCATCATCCAGTCAACCTTAGTCCCAGGACTGGCCATGCGAGCACAAGCTGAGATCAACCATTTACTCGCTACTTCCCTCGTGTATGGAGTATCGGAGCATCCCCAATAATCGCACAGCCAAGTATCTAATCGGGCAACGCCATCCCAGCGGAGACTTTGTATCCACTCAAGCATGGGCGATCGCTGATTAGTTTTCGCCAGTGCTTGGATGCATGAGTAAATTTGACG